AGTGTTATTACAAACACCTAACCATCTTTGAGCACTTGGTTTAGTACTAGGAGAGAAAAAAATAATTATTAAAGCGAGACCTATAATACCGCTAAGAATTAGAAGATAGAAAGCTGATGATCTTAAAAAAGCTCTTCTTGTCAAAGCTTTTGATATTAGGGCAATATTTTCTGTTTCATCATAACTGTAATAATCTCCTTTTGGTACTCTATAACCTTTTTTATAAAGTCTAATAGCTTCACTGCTCATCTTAAAATTTTATTAGTTAATAAAAAAAATGTTTTTTATTTACTTTCTATATGCTATAGCACTAGGAATTTGCCTTTATTTAATATTTAAGTCCGAACTATTGGTTTTACTTTTTTATATCGCAATCGCAGAATTATTAATCTATATTTTTTATTTTAAATATCATCTTGAATACAATCCTTTTATCCGCTTAGCCTATAATTTTTGTCTTTTTCTAGGTTATTTTTCAGGATTAATATTATATGGTAGCATTGATATTCGCGATCCAAATATTCCAAATTTTTTTACCTAAGAAAAAAATGTATATTAATTTAGTTATCTATATTTACACTTTTATTTTATTACTATCATTAGTACTCTACACTAAATATTTATGGACTAAAGAGAAACTTTATAAAATACCTACTAAAAATCTTTATCGGGATAATATCAAAACTGGAGATATTTTTTTACTAGATTGGCAACGTTACAATAATATTTTTATCTCTTCGCTTTTTGATAACAGTTTTATGCATCCTTCTATAGCCCTTTGGGAAAAAGGAGATCTCTATATAATTGAACTTATCAATTATTTTGGTACCGATAAATATAAAGGACTTATCAAAATACCCTTTAATAAATGGTACAGAATAAATAAAAAGGCTATTTTTCTATATAATAGCTTATCTATCAAAGATGAAAAAAATTCTAATAAAGATCTAAGAAAAGAGTTATCAGAAAAAATATTAGATTTTTATCATGAGTATAAAGGCTCTATTGATCAGCCGGCTGGTTTGGGAAGAGATTGGTTAAGGTTTTGGTATCCACAAAAAGAATACCAAAAAATAAAAAATTTTGATAGTATCATATGTACAGAAATAATCGCTTTTATGTTAAAAGAAGTTGAAATAGCTGAAAAGGATAAATCAGTTGAAAGCTATACTCCGGACAGCTTTATTGGTATGAAGAAATTTAAAATTAAAAACCCTTATATGTATAAAGAACATTTTTTAGTTAGATTAAATGAACTATAAAACAATATTATTAATAAAATGAACGATATTAAAGTCTTTTTTTTTAATAGTTTAACAGTTACAACAGGATTAATTTTTTATAGTCTTTTTGTCTATATTGTTTACTTAATTTTCTTGAAAGAAAGTGAAAAAGAAAGTGAACAAAAAGAAATTAATAACAGTGAAGAAAAGGAAAAAATAGATAATTTTGATATTCTAGAAGATGCTGATTAATTTTGATAGTTGTTTTGTTATTTAATTAAAAAATTAAATAAAACTATGTCGATCGTTGAATTAGTAAAAGATTTAGAAAAAAAAGATAGCAAACTAAATAGTTATTTTAGTGATACGCAAAAGCTAATTGTTGGTCTTAAAAAATTAGATAATGTTATTGGTATGCGTAAAGTTAAAAATCAAATTGTTAAACAGATAAAAACTTTTATTAGCGCTAAAGCTAAGGGTATTTATCGAGAAACGGATAGAAAACATTGTTTACTTTTAGGAGGTCCCGGGACAGGTAAAACGACAGTTGGTAAAATACTTTGTGAAATCTGGATAGCCATTGGTTTTATTGGCGGCGGTAGTAATTGTAATAAAAAAGTTAGTAGTTTTAACAAGGTTCAAGATGAACTTATTCGTAGTCAGCGTGGCGAAATTAAAGAACTAAAAGATAAGATTAAAATGTGTAGCAGACATGTTAGTAAGATTAATCGCTTGCCTGTTATAAACAAAAGAATCATCAATAATTTAATCAAAATAAAAGAAAATACAAGCGAAAAAGAATTGATACAAAGCACCATTAGAGATCTTTCTTCAAGTAATAAAATCATATCACAAACTGATGATGTTATCAAAAAAATCATAGCCATGAAAAACCCTCTCTATGCTGGGTTTGGTATCGAGACTGATGCTAGTCTAAGTGACACTAAAAGTCACGACGATGTACCCTTTTATATCTACAATCGTAACGATGTTGTTTCACGCTATGTTGGTGATACCGCTCATCGAGTTCATAAGGCCATGAGCAACGCCTTAGGCGGTGTGGCTTACTTTGACGAGGCTTATAATCTTTGTAATGATAGCTCTGGTTTTAGTGATAGTTATGGCAGAGAAGCTTTAACAACTATTAATCAATTTATGGATGAACATAGTGATAAACTAATCGTTGTTTTTGCTGGCTATAAAGAAGATATTTATAACAATCTTTTTAGAGCTCAAAGAGGTTTAGAAAGTCGTTTTACAAATAAGTTTGAAATCGAGAAATACACTAGTGATGAATTAGTACTTATCTATATTCAACGTTTAGGATACAGCCGTTGGTATATGGATAATACTCCAGAATTAAGACAAATTATTAAAGACAACTATAACCTTTTTGAGTATCAAGGACGTGATATGGACACCTTAGCTCTCTATACTAAAAACATTGTCAGCGAGCAAATTTATGACAGAATTCAAGCTGGCGAAGAAATAGGTAACAAAATCCATGATATGGATGTGGTTAGAAAGGCGGTTACTATTTTTAAACAAAACATGGTTAGGGAACCAGGTTTTAATAGCAGTGATAACACACAAAATTTAAGAAGGCTGATAGAAAATCTTAGAAATTAAAGAGCCTCTGATAGAGCAGAAGTATCTAGACTATTATAGGGATAACAAATCCATTCTAGTTCTCGATCTCCACTTTTAGCAATCTTTAATAAATCTTCTCTGCTAAAGTTTTTTAATATTCTATAATCCAAATTTTCAACCGTAGCTAAATGACGAGGACAGACAATCATTAGCTTAGTAATATTACAATAAAAATAATAAAGAGTTTTCTTAAAGTTATATTTTCTACAAATATTTCTTGTTTCCATAGCATATTTTTCCAGCTTAACCTGGGTAAAATTTTGGCTATTTAAGTTAGAAAGTTTATATCGAAAATTAGTATTAGCGTAACTTATATAACTCTTAAAGTAATTACTAGCATCGTCACTATATTTTTTCATAAGAATTCTATTTTGATCAGACTGTTTAACATTTTTAGTTAATCTGGAAAGTTCCTTAGAATGATTTTCAGAAGTTTTAAAAATAGCTAATAGTTTATCATAATAATCTTCTCTATAATTGTATATTTTGTTATTAATTTCAAGATAAAAATTAAAATCTTTATCTTTGTTAACCATTAAAAAATGATAGATTTCTAGAGTAGTAAATTCGCTTCTACTAAAACGTGAATTATCAGCGACTGAAAAAAGAAAATGGTTATTACCAGCGTTAAAAATCCTCTTGATAATTTTTAAAATATAAGAAGAAGTTTCTTTTTTGTAAGCACTGTTTTTAGAATAAATAGTATTGTAAACACTGGAAAAAATATTACCTTGCCAATCTTTGCTTGAGAGTTTTCCATCGGGTTTTGATTGTCTTACATAATAGATTTCTTTGGAATTAAGATCAAAATCTTTATGTGTTGAAACCCTCTTTAAATCATTAAAATGATTTCCAGGATAGTTTAAAATACTCTCTAAAATAGTTTGCATGCTATTTTTATTAAATTATATATAATTTAATAATCAATTTACAAGCTAGATATAATCGCATTTACTAACTTTTTCCCCGTCAAAAAGAAAAGGTTTACCACAACCATAAATTTTGTTTTCTTTTTTAAGAGCTTGACAATCTTCTTTATTTGTGTGTGGATGAATAGGTGAAAAAGTTTTTTTATCAACTCCGTGTCTAAAGATTTTACAGTTTATCATATTTTTTTCTACGGCGATGAGTAGACGACAGTCTTCGTAGGGACACTTAAAAAAATAAGTGTTTATTTCTTTATCAAAATAAATCATAATTTTTTATAAATTCTTTTATTATGAAAAAGAAAACCACTGGTTTCTTTTTTTAGGTTAGTTGAAATAAGTTTATTAACTAGTTCTTCTAGGTTATCTTTTTGATAGTGTCTATAGAGTTCTCTTAAAAAATATAAATTTTCACAGCGATCAGGATTTTGATTATAGGCTTCTAATAAGTTTTGAATGGCTATAATATAATCTTTGTTTTCAATCTCTATTAATCCTATGCGATAATAAGAAAAAAATAGTTCTTCATTCCAATCACTTAACATAATAGTTTTTAGATAATATTTTTTGGCTAACTTAAAAAATTTAATATTAAAGTAGGTATTAGCAAGATAAAAATAAGCTCGGCTGTTATTTTTATCTAGAGCTATTTCTTTGTTTAAAAGTTCAATATCTCTTTTAATTTTAAGATTTCTTGAACCGCCATCAGCCATATCTATAATCCTTATTTTAGATTTGTCTAATGTACCGATAGTAGAACTTTTTAGAGGAGTTAAAACTTCATGGGTTAAACCTTTATAAATAAAACTGTTATTATTTTTAACTAATCTAATATTTTGACAACTATAGTCTTTATTTTCTTGTAAAATTTGATAAGCGTCAAGATTATCTTTTAAAAGATGGTTAAATAAATTTTTATCTAGTTGAAAGTCCAAGACATGATCAGCATCTAATAATAAAATATAGTCTCCAAAACCTTGACAATATCTTAAAGCTTCATTGCGATTACTACTGAAATCTCTAAAATCTTTCGTAATAATTAGACCTTTTATTCGGTTATATTTACTAAAAAATTTTTGAATAATTTTAACAGTATTATCATCGCTGCCTGTATCTACAATAACAAAAGTATCGATAATATCAATCACACTGCTTAACAATCTAACAATAGTTTTTGACTCATTTTTAACTATCATATTAAGACATATCTTAAACATTTTTAAGACTATTAATATTTTTATAGATACGATTCAAATAATCAATACTAAAATTATTATTTAGAACATTTAAATAGCTTAATTTTTTACAGTTTAAAAGTAGATTAAAAATACCAATTCTAGTGATATTAACAAAAGCTGCTTCAAGAAATTTTAAATTTGGGTAAGCGTGAGAAAGATAGACCAGACCCATATCCTGTGTATATGTACCAGCTATAGAAAGCTTTTCTATACGGGGACAATGATTACTTAAATACAGTATTCCCAAATCGCCAATCTCGCTACCATTTAAGTTTAGAGATTCTAGTTTTTGACAATTTTTAGCAATAGTAAATAAAGCTATATCATCAATGATATTTTGCGAATAACTAATATCTAGATTGATTAAATTTTTACCTACTTTTGAAATATAACTAACTGTTCTAATATCAATATTTAATATTGAAAGTGTTAAATTTTCAATATTATTTAATTTAGAAACTAATCTATTAATAACACCATTATCTAAATATTGATGACTTATTATTTTTAGTGTTTTTAAGTTTTCTTGTTTTAAGCTATCTAAGTTTTGTAGACTAATACATGCTTCAAAAGATAAAGATTTTAAATTAAAAGTGTTTATTAAAGGAATAATACTGTCATTTATTAAGGTGTTACTGATTGCTAGTTCTTTAAGATGCTTAAAGTTTTGTAAGAGGTTTAAAAATTTGTTATTATCAATATTATAACAAGATCGAACATCTAAAACTTTTACATCTTTGTTATATTTTAAAATTTCTAAATCATAGAGATTAAAAGCTCTGATTTTAATAACTTTGAGATCATTTTTTAAAAATTTAGGAAATTCAGAAATATAGTACTTAAAATTAACAGTATAATCTCTTAGATATTTTATTCGATGACAGTGTTCAATAAATTTAATCTTTTTATCATAGTTAACTAAATTATAATTAACATCCCAAGAATAATTATGTTTAGTTATTTCAAAAAAAAATTTGTTAACTTTTGACAATTTTATAAGACTTTCTAAATCTAGCAAGTTAACAATTTTTATCCATATTTCATTAGGAAGATTAAACATATTTTATTTAAAGATTAAAAAGCTATTTATTAGCTTGGTTTAAAAAAAGATGTTTTAATTAGATTAGAGCTTTAAAGGTATGATAGACAACACAAAAAGTAATAATTACTAAAAGAGCGATAACAGTAGCTTGAAAACTTAATTCTCTGTAAAAACTATCACTGCTATTGTAAATGTTTGTCTCGTTGTTATTACCATTGTTTTTGCTGGCTTTGCCCATACTATTAGCAGAGCGACCGGTAAATACTAAAAAGCATATTACCGAAGTTAAAAAACTAAAAAAGAGTAAATAGGTAAACCAAGGAAGAGCTATTTTCATATTATAATTCATCTTAGCGATTCTAGCTTGGGTCATTTTTATATAAGATTTAAAAACTTTAGCTTTCTATCAAAATAATTTTTTACCACCAATATTAAATAATGATATTGGCGGTGCTTTAATTAAACACCTTATTTTTTAAAGACTTTAAAAAATAACCCTAACAGCAAGTAACTCCCAACGGAGGCCGTCGATAAACGGGTCTCTAAAAGAGCCACTCCGACTATCCCACCAGGTTAAAGGGATATCAACCCCCTTGCCTATGTAACAATTGCCGTTAAGGTACACCCTGACTTTTTCCGTTGTACCGACCTTTTGAAGCAGAGCTATTTTTGGGAAATCCAGCATGATGCTTCTTCTGTATATGTATCTATTTTTTTCTAAAAATTTCAATTCTTAATAGGTTTTTTGTCTAAAATAGGTTTCATGTATTCCAGGTAAAATTCCTTAGCTTTTGGGTACAAGGTCTTGTACCAATAATCATAATCTATCTTAATTTTTTGATAAAAAATCTTTTTTTCCTCGTGAGCATAAACACAGAAAATAGCATATTTTCGATTGGTGACTACTCCGTTCATAGTTATTTGGTCATACTGAGATTTCCAGATGTGATCGATACTATCTTTATCTCGATTTGGATTTTTTAAATATTCTTTAATAGGCGCATACATTTTAGCTGGACATTTAATCTCTAGAAAAGTTTCCTCGTCTAATGCTCCGTCGTTTGAACAACCAAAAACCGGATCTTTTTTCCAAATACAAAATCCTTCTTCGTTAAATTTAACGCCCATTTTTTTCTCTAAATAAGCTCTAACATAGTCTTCGTAAACAGTGCCTTTGTTCATTCTTGTTTTAGCTTCTTCTGTAAAAACCTCTTTTTTAACCCCAGTTAGGATCTCGGCAATTTCTACCGGTGATAATTTACAATAGCTGTCAGCATGACCAACAGTT